AACACTGGTGCATCATCTTCTGGTTCAACGGTGAGATTTTGTTGGTGTTCATCCACATCAAACAACGTCATCCTCGCTCGATCAATACCAACCACGAACCGTTTATGCATATTCGGATCATTGTATCGATTCTTTAACTGCTTCACCATGATCTGTCCAAGTTTCTCCAGTTCTTCATTCGAAACTAGTGCAAACATCAGGTCAGCAGTTGCCGGTAGACCAAAGGATTCAGAGGTATCTTCGAGACCAGGATCGGAGTTTGAATATCCAGAACGCGTCGTTTGTGTAGCAGATACGATAGGGAGATCAAACTCAACTGCGAGACCACGAAGTTCCTCGGCGATTGCTTTGATGTAAGTGTATGAGTTTATTGACCCTCCCATTCCTTTCATTCTTGAAGACGCACATATATTTAGGTAATCTATGAATACTATCTCAGGTTTGAACTTCTTCTTGAGTTTCAACTCTTCGAGCAGTGCACGGAAGTGACCGCTGTGTGCCTGACCCGTTGGATATTCTTTGATGATTAACTTACCTGCTGTCTTCTTGCCGATATCCATGACGCGATCGCGAAACATATTCTGAGACATATTCTGTATCTGATCGATGGGCACGTTCAACAGGTTGGCGTCAATACGCTCGGCAATGCGTTCCTCTGCCATCTCCATCGTGATATACAGAACGTTCTTGCCCTGCGATAGTACGTTAGCGGCACAGTGACACATGAACAGGGACTTACCCACGCCCGTACCAGCGAGCGCGATGTTGAGTGTTTTGTTAGGCAACCCACCCTTGGTAATACGGTTGAGGTAATCCAGATCAAACGGGATACGCTCTTCCTGCATATGATAGAACTCATAACGCTGATCAACATTTTCGATATAGTCGTGACCGACGTTGGTATCAAAAGAAACTGACAATGCTTTTTGTAGGATATCGGGGAGCGCGTTCTTGGACAGTGACTGGTGCTTACCGTCAATGATCGTGATGGACTCCATGATCGCAAGGTAGACCGCGCGATCCTGACACCACTTCTCAGTTGTATCGTACAACCACTGCTCGTTATCGTCATTACGCTCAAATATACGAGGGAGAATATCGACCGCTTCAGTGTAACTGTTCTCATTGAAGCGATCGCTTTCCTGTATCTCAACCGAGAGCGTTTCTTGAGTAGGAAGTCGGTTGTACTTCTGAACAAAGCGAACAACCTCAGAGAACAAAAGTTTGTACGTGCCTTCGAAATACTCTTTTTTGACAAACGGAATAACCTTCCGCATGTACGTTTCGTTCGTTAGGATGTTTCTCAATATGACCTGTTCTAGATCAGTCTTCATCATGTTCCTTAGTGAGTAGCGCATGGTTGGCGATGGCGTTCTCAAGTATCGATTCCAAAACTACACCTGCATATTCCTGAAGTTCAATATTATCTTCAGTAACATCAGCATCAGGACTTGATACTACTAAAAAATTAAAGTTAAGGCAACCCTGTTCTTCATTTAATTTTAGGTTGCCGAAACGAATCACTGATTCTATGAAGTCGCCGCGTAGGATGCGAACGTCCCATGCCTGTTCGTTACCGACATCATCGCATGGGATCAGTTCATAATCAACATCTTCGCTTACTGCTTGGAGACTCATGCCAGTTCCTCTTCGAAGTCTAACTCAACCTCTGACCTTCGGTCTATGGAGTATTGATTCTGAATGAAGTCGAGGAACTTTTGACTAGCGAGTAGTGGCGACCAGAACTCAGGATCGAGTGTGTCTTTCTGCCTCACTTTAGATCCAACAACTTCTCCGCTTTCAGTGTCAACCAGTTGATACCACCCATTACTAGGTTTAACAACAAACCCACCAGCAAGAGCAACATCCAGCAGACCGCTATAGCGCTCAATGCCACCATCCCAAGAAACGCTGATAGGGATTTTTGACTTTTCCTTAACAAAGCGTGACTTCTCAACGTTGATGATAAAATCATATCCAGTAACCTCCGTTCCGGTTTTATTTTGACGACGACCAAGAATCCAGATGTTATCGGCAGAGTAGTAAATACCTGTGCCACCCGAGACAATATCCTTCGGGAACAATCCAATTTCTTTGTACGTGTGATTAATCGCAATCAACGGGATACTCTTCATTGTCAGGTATGGCGTGGTCATACGGAACAGACCCTTGAGTGCTTTGGCGCGTGACATATCTGCCACTGACTTCTCATTGATCGCATCTTCAAGTTCTTTCTTGGAAGCGAGGTTGCCGACTGAGTCGATCACGATGATGACCTTGTCGTCTTTGTCGAGGTTCTCGAGTTGACCGATCAGATCAAACTTCAGTTCTTCGACGTTCATGACTGGTACGTGTAGCACGCGATCAGTGTCAATGCCAAAGTTTGTGAAGTATGACTGGGGTGAACCAAACTCAGAGTCATAGAACAACATGACTGCCTCGGGGTTCGCATCGAGAAACGCTCCTGCCATCTTCAGGGCGAATGATGTTTTAAAGTGCTTAGATGGACCTGCGAGAACGGTGAGACCGCTCGTGAGTCCACCGTCAACGCGACCAGACAGCGCAACGTTGAGCATCGGTACATCGATCGTGGTGATTTCTTTTTCATTAAAAAACTCTGACTGACTGAGCACTGCAGTACCAGACACCTTTGAGTTCTTCTTAAGTTTTGCCATTATAGACATAGTTTCTCCTAACCATTTCGGTAAATATATTCGAGAGCGGAATCCGCTTCAAGTTCTAACGGTCTACTATCATACCAATTACCGTTGTCTTTGTCAAATTCAGAACACAGTTTCGCTATCTCTTTCGCTGTTATGGGGTACTCGCGTTTCACAGCATTACCTGCGATGGCGACCATGATCTGAAACATTTTATGATACCAACCTGTGCTGGTAATCGTTTGGTATTCCATGGCAAGTTTCTTAGGAAAGAATGGGCAATCCGTGTAACCTGTCCATGTAATGCTTGTATTATTGAGTGATTGCTTGCGATGCTCAATGACAGCACGCTGCATCTCTTCGGGGAGACGTTCCAAGAACGACTTACCCTCACGCTCTTTATATGGATGCTTTACAACCAGATAATCAATATCGACAGGATCACCTGCATTATGGAAAATAAAATTGTGAGCGCCATCGTAGTTTGCAGGGACATAGTACATCCTGCTAAGGTCTTTAGTTTGCCGGTCTCCAATCGAATCGAGCTCGGTATTAAGTGCGTACCAGAACTTGGAGATTTGATCTTTATGTACAACCTCCATAAGGTTGAATACAAGTCTGAACTTCGGTCGATCCACGGAAGAAGACGCAGTACTATAGCACACGAAATCCCAATGACCAAAACGCTCAGTAAGTATTTCCATGAGTTTATCTGCTGGTATATCAATGTCATCGACATCAACTGCAGCCCACTTTCCCCACATTCTAACATTTTTGTTACTCCGAGTTGTTCCGTCTTCATAGATTGCTGGACTGATCAACGGTGCGGTCGCTTTAGTTTCTGGTTTCTCAGATAACTTGTACAGCAAAGACACGAACTCATCCCAGGATTCAAAGTTCATGCTCTTATGCGTTTTGTTATCGTACCGATTCTTAAAGATAGTCAGCGAATACATTATATAAAAAAGTCTTCCAACGTTGCACGTGGTTCTGCCGCCCACCCAACAGCATCAAGTATAGGTTCGAGCGGATCTAAAAAAGTCTTATTAAACATTGTATCATAATCAACCGAAGAAGTCAAGCCAAATTCTGGTGGCAGTACTGCGGGAAACGCAATGACGTTTTCTCTGATACGATTAGGTTTCTTGAGGTAGATGAACTTGACTTTCTCTCCATCTTGTATGCGCTCATATTTCTGCTCTAACTGTAGATCTTTAAGTCTACGATTATATAGCAGAGACCCGCGCGCGTGAATGGGAGTCGCCTTCTTGTATATCGTCTCACGATCTGAATACTTTGTTAACTCAGACACTCCGCGAGGAAATGCAATAACTTCAGGTGATAAAAGTTTGAACTCAGACTTGAAATCAAGGATGAATTTCTGTACATCTGACTCCTGCCCCTCTACAATAACTTTGAATATTTCTTTGAACCTATCACGAACAATCTGCGGTGTGCTAGACTTTACCGCCTCGATGCCCATCATTTTTAGTTTGGGTTTGGCGTACTGGACTCCCTCGTTATTATGCACGTTCAGGATGTATCGCTTTTTAGCAACCCAGATGCCACGGTCAGCAATCGCCTCACGTTTCATGACCATGCGGTTCTCGTATGAGTTAGTCATGGTTGCCAGTTTATCGTATCCGTCTTCTAACTTCTTCTCGAAGTGCTGTTCGCAGATTTTATCCAAGAACTTTACAGGGTTGGGGGGATTAAACTTATCGACCAGTGGTGCCATGTTGATATATACAGAATCAGTATCAATGGCGAGCACATAGTCCTCGTCAGTAGTCCCTAGCAGTTTATTCATCTCATGGTTTACGACCGCTTCGGCACACTTAATCGCGCGCTGACCGGACTTGGTGACGCCCTCAGCGATACGATGATCAAAGTAACGGAACCACTTATTCGCCAATGCACCATAGAGTGAGTTCATCAGAATCTTGATTCCCATTTGCTGGTTGTCAAGGTTGGCGATCTCATTCTCCAGTTTACGCGATGGTGCTTGCTCATACTCCTGCTTCTTAGCAAGCATCTGATTCTTGATATCTACACGGTTGTCATAGAACTTTCGAATAACTCGGGGGATGATACCTTCAAAATCTTTTCGATATCTTGTGCCACCTTCAGTGCACGCATAATCTCCGTTTTTTCCGTTTGTTATAGAAATACCGCCCATAATTGTTTCGGGCGACATATTATACTGTACAATGATGTTAGGGTACAGAGAGTTCAAGTCAAAAGAAACAACCCAGTCGTGTCCACCAACAAACGGGTCTTTCACATAACCGCCAACAATCTTACCGGCATCGTGATCAACTGGAGGTTTGAGCGGGATGACAATATTATCAGGGAGCAGTTCGTTATAGATTACGGTGTCCCAGATATTTGTGGTGCCCAGAGCGTCAGATAAATTAGTCTTGGCAGAATATGCCATGGTCAGAACCAGAGAAATAATGCCAATCTTTTCGTCAAGGCGATCAACCAATTCAACGTCTTTGATGTTATAGTCGATGAACTTCTGAAAGTCATGCTTGTATAAGGAGTGAAGCGATCCATATTCGTCATAGGATAACTTTCGCTCGCCGAGGATAACATGAGCGATATGATCCAGTTTATATGACTCTTGCCGCCCAAAGGTATTCAGCGTGAACTTCTTAAACAGATCAAGGTAGTCCAGTTGAGAAACACCCTCTATTTCATAGACAGTCTGTTTGCGACCACCGAGAGTAGGGATATCGCGTGCGCGCACACCGCGCCATGGCGAGAACTTCTTGGTGGTTTCGTCGTTCATTATGTTTTTAATACGATTGACGAGATAGGGAATATCAAACATTCGAGAGTTCCAACCTGTCAGAACGTCAGGGCAGTTACGCTCCCACCAATCTAGGAAGTTGAACAGTAATGCTTGCTCGTTGCTTGCGTGATAGTATTTGACATTCTTATCGCTGAGTGAGGTATCGTAATCGTACAGACCCCAGACATGATAGGTGTCAGACTGATTGTTCTTGATAGTGATGGCGATAACAGGGTGTGCCGCCTCGTCAGGTTCGGGGAACCCAGCATCCGATGCCACCTCAATATCAATCGTCGCGATATTCATTTGATCCTGATCGAACTTGACTTCATGCGGGAATCGGTTCGAGATAAACTGCGAGACGTAGTTAGTCTGCCCGTGGACGCCGAACCCTTCGACATGCTTATATCGTTCGAGAAACTCAGTCGCCTCACGCATTGATCCAAGTTGAACAGGTTCAACAGGCACGCCATGTAGGGTCGTGTATTGTCCAGTAGATTTTTTAGATTCTACAAATAGAACTGGTTGGAAGGGAATCCGCTCTTCGATACGTTTGCCGTTCTCGAATCCACGGTAGAGGATGTTGTTGCCAAGACGTGATACATTTGTATAAAATTTCATTCAACTATCATATAAAAAAGAGAGGGAAAAATCAAGTTAAAGATTGGGGGGATTTAGCGACAACCCCCCATGTCGTTATTAGAGCGCGGTAGCAAAGACTGTAACAATCGGCAATGCAAATGATAATACAGCGAATAGCATTGGTTTGATGACTGCTTCAGTATAGCGACCGCGTTCTTCCCTACTCATGTAGAGAATATCTCTTTCGCGGTGCATGTTTACTCCTAGGTTTTTTCTGATTTGCCAATGGAAATTTTACGGGGACGCTTCTCTTCTGGCAGGACTACTTTCAAATCAATGACGAGTAATCCATTTTCGAAGTCTGCTCCATCAACAACAACGTGCTCTGATAACCTAAATGTTCTCGTAAACTTTTTGGATGAAATCCCTTTGTGAATATACTCGCGTTCGGGTGTCCCTCCAAAAGATCCCTTAACAACGAGAATACCCTCTTGAACCTCAACATCAATCTCATCCTTGTCATATCCTGCCAAGGCGAGTTCAATTGAGTAGGTACTATCATCGTGCTTGACTACATTATGCGGTGGATAGAGTTTAGTGTTTTCAGACGAAACTGCTGATAAACGCTCTATCTCGCGCCAAATGTGATCAAAACCAATAAAGTGTGACTGTGGAAAACTAAATGCTTTAGATACCATAACGGTTCCTCCTTAAATTAAGCAAGGTTTGTTGTATAGACGACCGGACAATCCGCGCCGTCAATAGTTATTTATACATGCATAACTTTCAGTTATGCCGGAACGTGAAAAATTACCCAATCCGCAGACTAGGTAATTTCTGACGATACAATCATTCAGAGACAGGTTCTGTCGTTCTTGGTCCTTGCGGTTCCTGCGGTTCTTCTGGTTCCACAACGGGTTGAGGAGCGACTTTTTGTTCTTGTTCTACCTGTTTCTTTTTGTAAAATTCAATCAAGTTTGAAACTGAGGTTATCAGTTCTTTCGCTTCATTGTACTTCCGAACTTCAACATCTACTGACTCGATCAGATCAGAATGTTCACCGATACCCGAAGGGTTCTCGAGATAAGTTCTGATGTTGGCATTTGCCGCGAGCATCTCTGCTCTATATCTCATCTGTAGCGTTTGCAAAAAATCAATTCTCATAAAAATGTCATCCTAAACAATTATACCCAAATATTAATTTTCGATTTTCTAACTGTCAGTCCTTCTTCTTGCAAAAACATTTGATAATAACGATCAAATATCTTTGGTTGAAACCTAGGATGTGGACAGTTAGGGTATCGCCTTCGGAATTTTCTCATCAATTCGTCGGCGTTTCTCATTTACCCTCAAGGTTTTTGCTATTTACTGTTTCCTATGTTGTACTTTGGACAGAGTTCCCACTCAGATTTTTCTTTAAATCCGATGATTTTGATTTGTCGAAGCGGAGCACAGTCCTTCGCCATTTCACTATCAACGATCTGGATTAATCCCCAGTCGGACAATAATGTAGCAATACTATTCCTTCGCTGTAGGTCAGAGAGTTCCAGATTGGACTTCTTACCGTCAAGCAAAAATAGTTCCTTAAAGTGGACGATGAAGTATCGTCCCTGTTTGTGCAGGATGTGACATGACTGAAAGAGTTTTTTCTCTTTGCGCGAAGCCACACCAATGCGGGTTAGTGTTTCACGAACCTTCAGAAAATCATCTGGTTCGTTAAGAGTTATCTCAAGCATATCCGCCGGAGACCAAATTTTAGTTTCTTCCACCTTTATAGATCCTTGTTTTTATTATCGCTAACTGTTCTTTTGAAAGGAGGGACAAGGCATGCTTTGCCTTTTCATTGCTGTAACCATAATATTCTTTTACCACTTCCAAGTCATGTTCAAGCTCAGGTTTGTTCCATTTAGAAAACCTTTTTCGCTTTCGTACAATATTTATTAAAAAGTCGAATTGGAGTTTATTATCCAACCCATGATACTTATTTATAATATTTGCCGCCAGGACAGTGTCTGGAAAGTAAGAAAGTGACCGATTTACCAAAAAAGAGTTATACGCTTTCGAGTCGACCTCGGTTTGCATTAGATCTTCTTTGGTAAAATTAATTGCATTTACATAATCAAAAGGGTTCATTTTATCACCAACATATTCATTATTTAATTATAACTAATTTGATCGGTTGATCAAAACAGTTTTCAAGATTTAGTACGATTCTTGTCATTAGCGCGGATCATAGATTCCAAGAAGTCAGTATCTGTATTCTTGTTCGCCATCTGCAATAACGCATTCGTGTCCTTTGGTAGACAGTGCCCGCCATAACCGAACTTGCCATCTGGTCCAGGAACTTGAGAATGACTCGT